GTGCGTACTGCGGCCCCGCTTACGTGGACTCGCGCTTCGCCTTCTCGGACGCGACTGCGTACTTCGGCGCTCGGCTTGCTTATTATGGTGAGCCTCAGATCGTCAATGGAGCCGACTTGTGATGGTAGTCTATCCCGCCCGAACGTAGTGAGGGCTTGACACGATTTTCTGAAAATGCGATAAAAGGTGGCGGAAAACATTTGGTTGCTGCTGTGGGGCGGCTCTGCGAATAACGGTGCGAACTGCGGACTCGCTTACGTGAACTCGAACAACGCCTTCTCGAACACGAATGCGAACTACGGCGCTCGGCTAACTTAATTCAATGGGTAGAAATATCCAGTTTTCCAAACCTTGGCGGTGTAAGAACTGCCAGAACATATATGCGGAAAGGCCACTTTCTTTTGCGGGTGGCAAGCGATGCAAGTAATGAGGAATGAACGCTTCGGGCAAACAAAATAAGCAAATACGGAAACGATGACGAAGAAGGTTAAAGACCTGATAAGTAAGATAGCATCGAGGGAAATCTTGGAGAGAGCCGCCACGGACGCTTATGACGCACTGGACGATAAGAATGTTTGGTATGCGAAGAAGTTTGTCCGGGAGAGGGAAAAGAGCATAGATGCCATCCAGAATATGATTCTGCTGGGCTACTACCCGAAGAAGGATTATAAGGGTGTCATCCACCACGCGATAGATAAGGACAGGGAGATATTCCCGCTGTACTTCGACCCGTGGTCGATTCTGTTCCACGCTGTCAAGATAGTATTGGAGCCAATCGTTGAGAGGGTGATGATATATGACAGCAGCGCAGGACGTAAGGGAAAGGGCCAGACCTTCGGAGCACTGAGGACGAAGATGTTTGTCCGCAGGTATGCAAAGAAGTACCCGTATTTCTGTAAGACAGACCTGAGAAAGTTCTATCAGTCTATCCCGCACAAGCTGGTCATTGACACGCTGAGGGAGTATATAGACGATGAATTGTTCATCAAGATGATACAGGAAACGATGCTCGACTATGAGAGTGGCATCCGGCCAGTCTTGATGGAAGAGCACGCGAAGAAAAGGGCGTGCTGCTCGTGGGCTGCTGACAGTGAGCCGGTGGAGTTTGAGGGTGGCCGGGGTGTGACGATTGGAAGTTGCATCAGCCAGATAATCGGCAACCTGATACTGGCCCGTATCGACAGGGTGATGAAAGAGAGGCACCGAGTGAAGTGCTATCACCGCCACTGCGATGACATCCTTATGATGGCCAAGACGAAAGAAGAGGCTACCGCCCTGCTGACCATCCTCGATGAGGAAATGAACAAGCTGGGAATGGTTGTGAAGGCGAGCAGTTTCTTTGCCCGGCTGACCGATGAGAATGAAGGTGTGAAGGGTAGGGCCATCGACTACGTGGGATATGTGTTCACCCGCAAAAACATGCGGATGCGCAAGAGAACAAAGCAACGGTTTGCCAGGGCATACCACCGAGTGAAGAGCAAGAGGCGCAAGCGTGAACTGCTGTCCGCTTATTGGGGCATAGCGAAGTGGGGACGGTGCCGGAACCTGTGGAGAGTAATAACCAAATCAAAAGATATTAAAATGAGTTTCGCTGAAATTGGAATTAAGACTGAGCCGATAAGCCATGATGACCACGGCAAGCGCATATTCAATGTGCCTGAAGAATCGGCAAAGAGGATGGTCGGCCGCGACATCGTTGTCTATGACTTCGAGGATGGGCTGGTCATTAAGGATAAGCCGGGGCGGTGTGCTATTTTGTTCCGCGAGGCTGCCGATGAGGAAACGGCACGAAAGAAGTTTATCCTGAGTGCCAAGAGAGTGATTGACAAGCTGCAGCGTGCGCGTGAGGCAGAGAAGAATGGCCAGCAGGGAGTGTTCCCACGGCCTACAAAGCTGATTCGTGTCGAGCTGAATGGTGGCATGACAACTTACGATTTGGAATAACTTAAAAACGTAAAATTATGAAAGTGTACATGACCCCTGAAAAGGGTGCGCCGATGGGCGGGTTGAAGGTGATGAACGAAGGCAATGTGCTGCGCCTGTTTTTCGACTGGCAGGATGTTGAGCCTGTCGAGGAAGGTGCCGACCAGCAATTCACCTGTGAGAATATCGATGTGGTGGGTGCCCGTGACTACGGATCCATCGTGAGTGCTATCGTCAACGGCCGCTATAGCCCCGATGATGTGCAGGCTATCCTTGCCAACTATGAGCTGGCCAAGGATGCTGAGAGTGCCATCAGCGAGGAGAAACGCGCCGAGTACCTTGCCGATTATGCTGCCTTTCAAGCGTGGCGTGCTCACGCTAAAGAGGTGGCCGCACAGGTGTTGGAACTGCTAAAGGCTTGATGCTATGGTGACATTTAGCGCACAAGGTCATATCACCATCACCCGCCAGAGGAACGGGAAGAACGGCGCGGATGGCAAATCGTCTGTGGTGCTCGTCCTGACCAATGACAACGATGAGATAATGACCGATGAAGATGGAAACGTCACGGGTGCATATCCCACCACGCAGGGCTTGCTCTATGATGGTGGGGTGCTCGTGGCGGCATCCGCTGTGGTTTGGAGCGTGGTAGGTACGAATTGCACGGCCACGATTGATGCTAACGGAAATGTCACGACGTCTGCCCTGACTGGTGGCTCTACCGTCACAAAGGGAGTGGTGAGAGTAACGGGCCGATACAATGGCCATGACTACTACAAGGATTTTACTTTTCACAAGACCTTTGGCGCACCGCATTGCTGGCTTGACCTGTCGAGTGTTACGATAGTGCGCAACCCCAATACTGGAGCACTGACACCCAGCTCGATAACCTTCAGGGCTTACCGCCGTTTTAATGGTGTGACCACGGAGCTGAACAGAGCAGCAGCGAAAGGGCATATCGTTATTGGTGGTGTGACGAATGCACCTGTATATTCGGGAGAATCTATCGCCACGGCCAACATCCTGAATGGCCTTGACATCGCATCAGCCCCAGCTGTGATTAAGGTCGAGCTTTATAGTGGCATCCTGCATACTGCTGCATCGAAATGGCTTGATGGGCAAGATATATCTTTCTTTGAGAGCGGGAAGAACGGCACGGATGGAACAAGCCCATATTTGTTCGACCTGACCAATGACAACAGCAAGGTCAACTGTGATGCTGAAGGGAATGTGATAGGCTCTTTCGAGAGCACGAAGGCCCAGCTGTATCTCGGCTCACATGACATCAGGACTGACAGCAATGTGAAGGTGAAAGCTGCTGACGGTATCGATTACGAGTTCGATGCTGAAACGGGTATGGTCACTCCGAAGGTGCCGATGACAAAGGATGTGGCCAGCATAACCTTGGAAGCTACGCCTGTGCAGGGTGTGAACTTGGAGAAGGTATACACCATATCAAAGAACAAGCCAGGAGCGGCCGGAACGCCAGCCACGTCTTATTCTCTTATCCCTTCGCTTGACGTGGTGAGGAAAAAGGCTGATGGCACGTTGCTCGACACCGAGCTATCCTTCAAGGTTAAGGTGGTGGTCGGAAACACGACAACCATCCTGACCTCACGCAACGATGTGGCCAACGCCGGATATATCTGTGCCAATGGTACGAGGGTGACGTCTATTCTGCCAGCTGTCAATAAGTTCGCGGTAAACACGAATCTCTTCTACGGTAATGCTGATTCTGTGGAGTGGTCGCTGGAGCGTGGCGGTACTTATCACGACAGAGAGAATATCGGCTGTGTCTATTATGGTAAGGATGGCACGAGCGTCAATATCAAGGGCAGGGTGCATGAGCTTCACGATGACACGACTGGATATGACAAAGTCGATGGTTTGGTGTGGGCTGTAAAGACACCGCACCAGATTTACTACTGGAGTGAATCAGAAGATAAGTATGTCACCATAACACCGAGTGCTGGTGACGGCTATCTCGTGCAAAATCCCATCGATCCTGATTACTACCTGAATGGCCACCTGCTCGTTTCTGATGGTTCAAACTGGGTCGATGCCGGAGTCATAAAGGGTGACAAAGGAGATAAGGGCGACCAAGGAGAAAAGGGAGATAAGGGTGACAAAGGAGATAAGGGCGACCAAGGAGAGCAAGGCCCGAAAGGTGATTTAGGCCCAGGCTTATATCCTGCTGGCAAGTGGGATGCGAGAACTACATTCGTAAAGGTTGGCCCGTTGTGTCCTATGGTGGTGTATAACAACGAATACTACTATCTCGACCCCAGCGTGTCGAGCAGCGTTGGAGTGACACCCGGCACAAGTCACTGGAATAAGATGTCGAAGTTTGTGGCGATGCTCGTTGAGCTGCTGATGGCCGATTTTGGAAAGATTGCCTCGGCTGTGTTCTGTGGTGACTTCCAGTTCAGCCAGTACGGCACAAAGAATGGAGTGAAGAATAGCACAGACTATCAATATTTCACGCCGGGCGATCCTGATAACGAGGAATCTGCATCTCGGTTTGCTCCGAACTTGTATATCAATTTCCTGACTGGTGCCATGCGCTTGGCTGCTGGCAAGGCAAAGTTCAATGCCGATGGTAGCGGCTATCTTGCCGGGACAAATCTTGTGTGGGATGCCAACGGAAATATCACGGTGAAGGGAACGATTAACGCTGATGCTGGCTACTTTGGCGATATGAAATTGGAAAATGGCCGATTCAGATCTACGAAGAGCGATGGCCGATTGGAGTTTGGCCAGCTGGGGGATTCTTACACCTTCATCACAACGGAAAAGAACAAGCTGGGAGCGTCCGCGAACATCTATGTGATGAACTACGAGGGCGGCTATGGTATCGTGGCCACATCGACGGGAGCAGCAGCATTGTGGGCCATTGGCAGGTCGATATTCACAGGAGAGATTCAGGTGAGCGGACTGGCAAAGCTGAATGGTGGTACCAGGCATTTGGCAAAATCGTATAGTGGCACAGGGCAGACTATCGGGGCTGATGTCACCCACGCCTTATGGGCAACCACGACGTACAAACAAATAATCAAGCTGCCAGATGTCTCTTCTGACAATGGTGCCCGTACTCTGACTATTACCAAGACCACCCGCGATAATATGTGCTATATCGATGTGCAGGGAAGCGACAGGATAAACTTCCAGAACAATGTCAACCTGACAAGGCTGACAATTTCCGACAGGTCATCGGTAACGCTGATGTTCGCTAATGGTGTATGGTACGTGACGAACTATTTAGGCTCAATTAACGCATAAAAATGAACGACTATGAAAGAAGTTTTTGAAGGGCTGGGCATGATGTATATGCTGAGCGTAATTGTGATGATTGCCGTCATTGTTGCTATGGCGGTAGATTTTGTTAGTGGCTGGCGTAAGGCAAAGATTCGAGGTGATGACCATACGAGCTATGCCGCCAGCCGCACCCTGACGAAGTTCTTAATCTACGAGGGCATGCTGATTATCGGCGTGTGTATGGACACGATGGTGCATTTCGCGTGGTCGATGTTCATGGAGAGTTCTTATTCTGTTCCGCTGCTTACCATCGCCATTGGTGTGGTGCTGTGTATCGTTGAGGGATGGAGCGTTAAGGAGAAAGCCGAGGATAAGGCCCGGAAGCGTATCGACGAGGCTGCCGTGGCATTGGCGAAGGTGCTGGATAAAGAGACGGTGCTGGAACTGCTCAGATCACAGATGAAAGACAAGGTGAGTGGTGGTGCCGTTGCTGAGAGTGAAAGAACATTACTTAACCAAGACAATTTCTGATATGGCAAAATGCGAGATTCTGAAGCCGTTCATCCGCAGCTGGGAAGGCGGCTACGCAAACATCCCTTACGATAAGGGTGGCCCGACGAAATGGGGTGTGACCATTGCCACGTTCCGTAGTATCTACGGGAAGGGTAAGACCGTGAATGACCTGAAGGCCATGACCGAAGAGCAGTGGATGCACATCTTCAAGACCTATTTTTGGGACAGATGGAGAGCAGACGAAATAGAATCGCAGGCCATCGCAAATATCGTTGTCGATTGGGTGTGGGCCAGCGGTGCCTATGGTGTCCGCAATGTGCAGAAACTGCTGGGCGTGAAGATTGATGGCGTGGTAGGCCCAAAGACTATTGCAGCCCTGAATGGGTGGTCGAGGGGCAGCCGTGACCTGTTCGATAAGATAAAGCTGATTCGCACGGCTTTCATCAACTCTATAGCAGTGGGCACGCAGTCCCGATTCAAGAAGGGCTGGTCGAGAAGGCTGGGAGCCATCCAGTACGGCCAGCTTGTGTGTAATGGTGGTGAGGTCGTAAAATTCTGAGCTATGACAGATCGAGAGTATTATGCAAGCCTGTGGGCAGCATCGCGTGTCCGGCTGAAGGAAGCACTGGCCATCGTCATGATTGCCGTGGTGTGCCTTCTGATGCTGGCAGGGTGTAAGACCAAAGAAAAGGTCATGCAGGCCCAAATCGTCCACGACAGCGTTTTTGTCGCCCGTGACAGTATAGTTTATAGGTTCGTGAAAGATTCGACCGTAGAACGGCAGCAAACGACCTCTACGGCGAGAGGTGACACTATCTTTATAGACCGATTGCGCGAGGTGGAGCGGTGGAAGGTGCAGACCGACACCGTGAGACTGGTGCAACACCTAAAAGAGAAGAGCGACAGCACGAGCACGAAAGAGGTGGCCAGGACTGAGCAGCGGCACAGCGTATGGAAGCCTCCTAATATCTGTTGGTTACTGCTGTTTGTTGGCATATTAGCCGTGATGACATACGTCCGCAAAGGGCGTTAGTGCGCATTTTTCCTATTTATTTCGGTAGTGTGGTGTCGGGAGATACTGCACTACTTATTTTTATCGGTTTCGGGCATTACGGCGTTTTCTTCCGTTGGGTTGGTAGTTACAGGGTCGTTGAGGTTGTCGATGATTCTACGGATTGCATCGTCGGCATGCTTGCGCATAATCTTCAAATAGTTAAAGATGGGGCGGTTGCGCTTGACTGACTGACCGATGCAATACTCCAGAACTTCGAGAGTGATGCCCAGGTCGAATCCATGCTGCACGAATGACTTGCGGGCGGTGTACCAGACAACCCTTTGATACTCCTGAATACCTACGGCCTTGGCAATGGCCTTCAGGTGGCTGTTTAGCTTATTCTGTAGGGTCGAATAGTTCAGCTTGATGTTGAAGGACAGTCGGCCATTCTTCGGATCCATATACTGCTCGATGATGGCCTGCGCCTCAGGCTGGATGGTGAACGATATACGCTTGTCACCCTGTTTGGTGTTCCGCGACTTGTGGCGTATATAATCCATCGTTGTTTTGCCTCGGAAGTCATAGGCGAGAAGGTCAACGAGATTTATGCCGCCGAGGTAGTAAGAGAGCATAAAGAGGTCGTGAGCCACGCGGGCACGGTATTTGATGGGCTGGTAGTCTCTTATTGCCCGTAGGTCGGCAAGCGAAATATCCAGTTCCCTTTCAGGGTCGGCTTTCTTATGCCATAACAGGAAAGGATGCACATCGTACCTGACCATCTGCATCTTTATGGCCCGGTTGATGATGGTGCGCACGTTGGACATATACATATTTACTGAGGTGTCCGAAAGGTGTTTGGGCTGGCCGTTGTAGATGAAGGTGCGCCGGCGCAGGTATCGCTCGAAGTCGAGGATGCGCTGGGGCGTGAGCGTAGAGAGGAAAATGTCACCATAGGCAAAATCGTTGAAGTGTTTCAAGTTCCGCTCCAGCATCTCGGCATAACTGAGCTGTCCGTCTTGTCGTAGTTCTTTGATATACTGCACGGCCACGGTGTTGAAGGTGGTATCGGCAGACACGGGGCGCATGGACTGGAGAATTTTTCGGAGCTGTCCGCAGGTGTATTGTTCGGGATTGGGGATGCGTCCAAGGCGCTGCTGGTAGTCGAGAAGTAGCTGGGTCAGTTCCATGTTCATCTGTGCGGCGTTGGGTAGCCTGACCACTGAGCCGTTGACGAACTCCGAAGGAGAGTTCACTGCGTATGGCGTTACGATGTAGTGCGTTTCGGAGCGGTGGCCAATAGATATGCGAATCTTATATGAGCCATCCTTCGCTTTGGTATGCCTGAGAAGGGCGAGTTTGATGATTGTCATAATACTTGTATCTTTATGGAAACGAATAAAAATATTCGCTCGTGCGTCCAAAAGTGGACTGATGCGGCTAGGATGATTCCCGGCAGGCCTGTATGGTGTTTTGTTGCTATCTGTCGGAAATAACGGCCTTTCGGCAGTTTTTATTGTGTGGTGTGGCTGGAAATGTTAGTAAAGTGGCGGATGCCCCAGAAGCAACCACCGGCAAGGTATATTTCTTTCTGCATATCAATAAGTTGTGAATTTATGGGATAGTTATTTTATTCGTTTTTTCGTGATACGGCGTTCAAATTGGGTCGTTGGGTAGTTGTTAGGCGCGTTAAAAATCGAGCGGGAAACGGCGGGAAACGTAATCAGCTCTTTTTCTCTTTTCACTTTCTCTTTTTCAGTCTATATAGTATATATGAATATTATATATAATAATAACCTGTGTGTGTATGTGTGCGCGTGAGCAAGTGCTTTCGGTTAAATATTTTAACTGAAGGGTGTTTCAGTCAAATATTTTAACCCAAGAATCGTTTCAGTTAAAAATTTTACCCTGAAAGAGTGTTTTCAGTTAAATAATTTGACCGAAGGGCGTTTTCAGGGTAAAAAATTTAACTGAAGGACTTCAATACATATCATCTCCCGATGCTCCAGGCCTATATTTCTCAGGCTTGCCAACCGATATGCCATCCGTTATCTGAGAATCATCTGTAATCATCTTTTCAAGGAGATAGTGCAGCACCTTCTGCTTGCTCACTTCCTCGGACAGATAGTAGCTATCTTTCACGCGCCATCCGAGCTTGCTCATATAGTTGAGCACATCGATGATGGAGTTGAACTTCATCGCCTTTCTGTCCTCGGTAAGGATGGTGCCGTTACGTTCTGCTCCAAGGTCGATAGTCACACGAACCTTGCCAGCACCCCAAAAGTTGTATGCCATGACATCGCAGTATGCTGGGCGGCTTACTGAATCTGGCTGCTGGGCGTGACTGCTCACAGAGAGAGCCAAAAGGAAAATCAAAAGAATCTTTTTCATATTGCTATAGTTTATATTTGGTCACGTTGTAGGCTGCCGACCACCTTATATATCCAGACTATATTATCGGTGTGCATATCTCTATCGGGATAAAGGCGTTCACCATCGGCACGGGTGGCTGTGTTGTATGAGCAGAGGCGGATGAAGTCATCACCCTTGCCGGACTGGTAGAGCATTTTTAGCAGGCGGTCAGATCGCGTAATCACGAGGTATGTGTGCCCGTAGTCAATGTCCTGTTTATCTGTTACGAGCCTGACGAAGATTGTGTCACCGGGCTTATAGAGCGGGTACATACTTTCACCATACACGGTGAGACCGATGCAGCCTGAGAGGGCCGGGATGCTAACGTATTCGATGACTTTGTTTTCGTCACCTTCCAGGCCGATGCCGTTGCCGGCGCATACCCTGACATCGAGAATCTTTTGGCGCGTGTCTTTATGTTCAGTGAGCACGCCAAAATAATCCTGCTCCAGGATGTGTGTTAGCTCAATGAGATACGAATGCTTAAACTCTTTAGCATTGAGCCGGGAGTTTAGCCCTTGGGGGCTGATTCCGAGTTTGTCTGCCAACCATGTGAGGTTGACGTTGTTTTCTTGCAGAATCCTGCGTACTTCATTACCTTCCATGTCTTTGTATTTTTAGTTACGAAATCTTAATCATAAAGACTTATCTGTTAAACGATATTAAAAATCGTTTGTTTGTATCGGAAAGCGCTTGTGCATTTATTGAAAATGCTTACTTTTGTAAACGAAATCCAGTACAAAGGTACAAAGTTTTCTTGAAAACTGCAATACCTCATACGGGGTAAAATTAAAGATACAAGCAATATGACTACATTAAATTTCACAACGAGCGAGATTAACAAGAACTTCCGCATCAAGGTATACGGAAGGAAAGAGGATGGCAAGAAGGTTGACAAGCTGATGGGTGTGTCCGGCATTCTTACCCTGATAGGTGCAGAGCTTCTGAACAAGCAGCTGCAGAGAGCTTTCAAGTGCATGGATGATAAGTGCGTGTGCAAGCTCCGTCGCGGGCTGGTCGTAACCTATTATGTGAAGTGAGCTATGGCACAGATACAGACGATACTTAGAGAGATTAAGGCTACGATGGCCGATGGTGTCTATGAGGCCATTGCAGATCGCTGCGTGAGCTATTCCCAGGAGTTTGAATACGGCAACGCCTTCATAGGTGTGGAGCTGATGAAGGACGGGCAGGCCGATGTGTGGGTGGCCCATGAGGATGCCAGGCACAAGTCACCGCGCATCATAGAGAAAGTGCTGGACGTGCTGCCTGAGTGGTGGGATATAGAGCGCGAGGTCGAGAGCGACCGCAGGAACAGCCAAGATGATTTTGAGGTGTTCGGCCTTTATAACTGAGCGAATCCGATACGGCGGTAGATGCTGGTTCAACTCCGGCACGTTCGCAAGCGTAATTACGAACAGGGTATAGACTTCAAGACAAGCGGATGCCACCCCTTAAAAAGTGACATGAGATTAGGCGGTAAGACCTACCAGACAGGCCACTTGCAGACCCCGGACAAGTATAAAAACATAGGGCGGTGACCACGGCCTGACGTGGCGAGACGATGGTGGTTAGGGTCTATAAAGCACCACGAGCATGCAACGGCTTACCGGGTAACATTGGGCGACAAAGGAAAGCGCGGATAGGTTCCCAGACCTGAAGTAACTGAGGCGTAGAGAGAATAGCGTAATCATCCTTTGGAGCACACCAATAATCAAAGCCTGACGGGCGCAGAACGTCCCGAACGTAACTAAATAACTGAGTAATATGTTACAGAAAGAATTTGAGCAGATGACGGGCCTGAAGGTCACAGCCGAAGAGTATCAGGGCATCGATGCTATCTATATGGCAGCCGGTGACATTAACAAAGATGATTTCTGCGAGGAGTGGAAGAAGTTCAAGCTGGGCGAGAGCCGCGTGGTCGAGGAACTTATGAGTGCCCTGCGATTCGCTGAGAAGGGATTCGCCAACCAGACTATGGCCAAGGAGCTGCTGAAGCGTGGCCTGAAGTGGAACGAGAAGGAGCGCACCTTCGAAGAGGTGCCCAGCTGGGAGCGCATACAGACCTTCGAGGATGCTCTGCGTGCTGTGGGCATCGAGGACGAAGTGGAAGAGTGGGAAGAGGCACACGGCGACTGCGATGTGGATGTGCTGGCATTCCAGAAACTGCGGATCATCTGTGCCGCCCTGAATGGCCTGAGCCTCGAGGATATGGAGAACAACGTATGGCCGCAGTTCACCACGGACGAATACAGGTGGTATCCGTGGCTTGTGCTCTACACCCAGGCCGAGATTGACCGAATAGATAAGGAAGAGCGCCGCAGCAAGGGGTTGCTGCTGTGGGGCGGCTCTGCGAATCACGGTGCGGACTGCGGCCTCGCTTGCGTGAACTCGCACAGCGCCTTCTCGTGCGCGAGTGCGGCCTACGGCGCTCGGCTTGCTTTGAAGAGCGAAGAGCTGGCCGACTATGCTGGCAAGCAGTTCACCGAGCTGTGGGCGCAGTTCTACCTTGGCCGTGATGACTTCCGGCGCGATGATGTCAAGTAAGATGTTTTGATGGATAGGGTGCAGCGGCCTGAGAGCCTGCCCTTTGATGTGGACTGCACCCGCACTGGTGGCCAGCATACCGTAGGCTGGCGGTTCCCCTGCCTGATGGGGCGAGTAGATAAGGGCGGCAAGCATTGTCCTGAAGCAAGCCGGTTGCCGATGATAGGCTGACATAATCGAATCGAGCATTAACCTTAGAAGCAAGCAGCCCCTGATGGGGTCGAGGCAAGCAGAGGGGAGAAAGTAACAAGGAGCCAAGTAGCAAGTTCAAGCTGGGCACGGTCTGCACGATATATCACTTTTCGCAGGAAACTCCGTAGCATAGGGCGAAGAATAGTACCCCAAACAGACAGTTGGATGTCAGCCCAGCACAATTAAATTGAGAGAATTAAAAAATCAACTTAACGTAACTAAAACAAAGTAATTATGGAAGAGAAAATCACAATCGTTGTGTGTGGTCAGAAAATGGATGTGACTGCACAAGAGGTCGAGAACATGCTGGGAGAGCGCGAGGCGCAGAATGCAGACCAGGCATCGAAACTGAGCCAGCTGGCAGTGGAAATGGAGACCTTGAAAAAGGACAAAGACTACTGGTACGACTGCTATGTCAAGGAGTGCCAGAAGGTCGGTGATGTGAAGCGCTCTATCGATATCATGCGCAATGTGGTAAACGAAATTGCAGACCGATGGAAGTAGTAAAGCCTATTACTCCAATACTCCGCAAGATGAAGGTTGGAGAGGTGCAGGAGTGGCCTGTGGAGCGCATCACCTCAGTGCAGGTGAGCGTGGGCCGGATGCACCGTGAAAAGAGACGTGAAGGCGTGCGTTTCATGATGCGCACCGAGGGATTGTCTGTCAGGGTCACGCGCACGGCGTAGTCGGCAGCAATCCTATCTGATTCGGAGCGTAGGGTGGCCCAGGAGTATTGCAAGGGATTGAGCGATAAAGAAGTTGCCGACAACCTTTGCCGTTCCTACTGGACTATCAAGACGCAAAAGAAAGCAATCTACAAGAAGCTCGGTATCTCCAAAGATACTGAGCTTTTATGGTGGATGATATGTGAGCGGCTGGAGATACCCTTCAGCCTGAGAAAGATTCGTGATTTAGGTATAGAGTTATTACGGGAATGGAGCCAATCGGATTTGCATATATGATGCATGAGGACAGCCAACGGCTCGACACCATTCTCAGGGTAATGAACGATAAAACCTTTGGCCTGAGATTCAGCGAGAAGATAGTCGGCGGCAGATCACGATTGTGGCAGCTGATTGTCGAGGGCAAGATTAGGGCCGAGAAGGGGAACGGCACGGCGCAAAATGGAAAATGGCTGTGCAACGCCTCCGATGTTTTACGGTATGCAAAAGCAAAATGACTATGAAGGAAAAAGCAACAAAGTGGCTCAATGAAAGGAGCGAGTTTTATTCTGCGCTGGCAGAATTCAGTGTGACACGTAGAGAGGTGATACTGGTCAATGGTATTGCCATCTGCATAGTGCTGGCCTCAATGATGGTCGAAGATTCCTTATTGTGGTCGCTGGTTCCCATTACCGCAGCAGCCTACATGGTGCGGCTGCTGAATCGGAAGAAATAGCGTGCATCCGCACGTTGTAGTCACCATCCCTGTGGATGGGCGACTTACTTGTATCTTTTTTTCATTGGAATGGTACAGCTGGGGAGCGGGCAAGTGATTGTCCGGGTGGTTCGATTCCGCCGTGCCATCAAAGTTCTTTTTATTCACAAACTAAATTTTGGTAATTATGGAAAAATTAGAATTTCGCACGCTGACCGCTGACGAGATAGAGTGCAGGGTCGGCACGGTGACTGACAAGGGCGTATCTCTGTTGATGTATAAGGATGCGCGAGTGGACATGCGGCTGCTCGATGAAGTGGTTGGGCCGATGAACTGGAAGCGCGACCACGAACTTATCAATGGCAACCTGTTCTGCACGGTGAGCATCCGCGACAACCAGGGCAATTGGGTGAGCAAGCAGGATGTGGGTGTGGAGAGCAACACAGAGAAGGAGAAGGGGCAGGCCTCAGATGCCTTCAAGCGTGCCTGTGTGAACTGGGGTATCGGCAGGGAGCTGTACACCTGCCCGTTTGTGTGGGTGAATCTCGCAGCCGATGAATGGCGCACAGGATTCAACGGAAAGAAGCAGCCGCGCACCCGATTCTATGTGACGGACATAGAGTATATGGACCGCCGCGTGACTTACTTGCAGGTGGCTGATGACCAGGGCAGGGTGCGATATTCCTATGGCAAGTCGCTGAAGGCCCAGGAGAAGAGACAAGAGGCCATCCAGAAGGTAATGAAGGCCGCCACCCGTCAGGAGATAGAACAGATATACCGCAGCTATCCCGACCTGAAGAACGACCAGCAGATGATTGATGCCTGCACGGAGCGCACGAGAGAGTTACAAGCAGCATAAAACAAGAGAGCTATGGAAAAAGAGACATTGAAGAAAAGCCCTGTGGTGTTCGATAAGGAGCGCCACACGTATGAACTGCGGGGAAGCATCCTAAAGGGAGTCACCCCGATTGTAAAGTGGATGTTCCCCGAGACTTATAGGGACATCCCCGAAGAGGTGTTGAATAAGGCTGCAGAATATGGTAGCCTCATTCACTCCAAGATTGAGCTGGCCGACACGGTGGGCATAGTCGATGATGAATGCAAGCCCTTGATGGACTATATCGCCCTGAAAGAGAAGTACGGACTGACTACCCACTCGAATGAGTTCCTCGTGGATGACGGCTTTGCCATTGCGTCGAGCATTGATTTGGTGTTCGATAAGAATATGGCTGGCGAATATCCTTTGGCCGACATCAAGACCACGAGCAGCATCCATGTGAACAACGTCACCCTGCAGCTGAGCATCTACGCCATGCTGTTTGAGGCTCAGACGGGACAGAAGGCTGGAGAGCTGTTCGTGGTGTGGCTGCCAAAGCCTCAGTATGGCGAGGCCACGCTGATGGAGCTGCAGCGCATCGATAGTGAGACCTGCAACAAGATTGTGCAGGCCTACCTGAACGGAGAGGAAAAGGAGCAGTTCGACTACCTTTGGAATGGTGGCACGACCCCGGAGCTGGTCGATGAGACCCTGCCCGCCAACCTTGCCGATGTCGAGGCTGAGATAATAAGAATCGAAGAGCAGCAGAAGGCGATGGAAGAGCGCAAGAATGAGTTGCGGGCTGGCCTTCTGAAACTCATGGAAGAGCATGGCGTGAAGAAATGGCAGTCGGACAAGCTGGTCATCACCCGTAAGGCGGCCACGACACGCGCCACGGTGGATGGTGCAAAGCTAAAGAAAAACTATCCTGAAGCCTACGAGGATTGTGTGAAGGTGTCGAATGTAAAGGCAAGTATAACTATCAAGGTGCTATGAGATACAAGAATTATTGTTCGCTCATTGGTATTGTTGGCAGGGATGCCGAGGTGAGGACTACCCAGCAGGGGGTGCAATATGCTCGGTTTACCCTTGCAACCTCTACGGGTGGGTATAAGAAACAGGATGGCACTCAGGTACCAGAAAAGACCGAGTGGCATAGTATTGTAGCTTGGCGGCAGACGGCTGAGTTCTGCGGAAAGTATGTAAAGAAGGGGATGAAGGTCGATGTTGAGGGTATGATTACCTACAGCGAGTTCACAGACCAGCAGGGAATAAAGAGGCAGTCGGTGGATATTGTAGCCTCCGATATTGTGTTGATGACCAACCCGAATGCCCAGCAGGGCCAGACGGGCCAGGCGGCGGCACCACGGCCACAACAGGCCGCAGGTGGGTATGGCCAAGGGCAAGGTGGCTATCAGCAGGCAGTCGGCGGCTACGGCGGCCAGCAGCCTATGCAGCAGCCATTCCCGCCCCAGGTGAATAGTCAGGGCCAGCCTGTGTATAACCAGCAAGGATATGGCCAGCAGGTGCAGCAGCAAGGTGATGGGATGCCCTTCCCGGCACAGCAGCAGGCACCGGCTGACGGCCTGCCCTTCTGATGGCCCGACAGGTGACGGTGGTCAAGAAAGATGGCCGGGTGATGTGTGACACGGATCTCGACTATCTTTTCTCGACCCTGAAGAATGGCACATACACGCTCACCATCAAGAGGGCAAGCGAGAAGCGCACGATAGCGCAGAACGATTTGATGTGGATGTGGTTTGCCTGTATTGAGCGCGAGACTGGCACACCGAAGGATGACATCTACGAGCACTACAAGAAGAAGTTCCTGATGAAGGTGATAACGATTGGCGATACGGTCGAGAAGGTATATGGCTCGACAAGCAAGCTGAACACCCAGCAGATGACGGAGTTCCTGAATAAGGTGCAAGCCGATGCCATGACGGAGCTGGGCATCCAGCTGCCACTCCCAGACGATAGATACTTTGAGGCGTTTTATCAAACGTATAATTTTTAACTTAATTTTTTGTTCTATGGAATTTAGAAAAATTCAACTGACAAAGCAGAACACCCTTACAGTGGTGTATCGTAATGGTGACAGCGACACTATTACGATGGCTGGTGCCAACATCGTGCACAAGGACTTGAAGGCCGCGATGCGTGCCCTGATTCCCCACCTTGCCCTACTGACAGACCAGCGCGAGGCGATGGGCTGTAGTCTTGATGAACTGGTGCGCCAGGATGGCACGGACGAAAAGAGCGTCTATCATCGCCTGTCCGTGTCTGAGGTGACACTGGGAGAGAATGAGGTCGAGGTGAGTGTGAGCGGCACGCGCATCCTGTCCCGTGGTGACATCGTGAAGGTTGATGGCCCGAAGCTCAACCTCGAAGACGATGACAAGTATGAGTATCTCGGTGAGCTGCAGCTGGCCATCGACAACCTGAAGTATGAGGTCAAGCTGTACATCGAGGAACGTAAATGGGGCTTGAAGGAAGGCACGCTCAACTTCGGCGAGGCTGGCGACCCCTTCGATGGCGTGCAGCCGGGTGATGTTCCCAAGGTGACGGTAGAGGTGAATGATGGCCAGCCGAAGAAGAAAGGCCGCAAGAAGAAAGAGCCGCAGCCGGAGGCCGCGTAAATCCCTGAGACTATGCAACCGATGACATACACGCTGACACCGAACTGCTATAAGGTGATTTTCCAGTATCATCCTTTGCTGGTCAAGTGCATAAAGCGAATCCCATCTGCTCGTTACCGGGCGGATGGGCGCTTTTGGGAAGTGGCCACGAATGATGTAAACTATTTGCAGCTGATGGCCGAGTGGGCGGTGAATAACCGTCTGTGTGCTGGCGTTGCATGGATGAAGGATGATGAGCCTGTAGAGAGTTATGAGGTGCCGCCGATGCCGGAGCTTACCGTGCCGCACAATATGACCTTGGAGCCGTATGAGTATCAGCGGCAGGGCATAGCCTACGCACTGGAGAAGAAACGGTGCATAATGGGTGACGAGCCAGGACTGGGTAAGACTGCCCAGGCGATAGGCACGATGACCGCCAGCGGCGCGTTCCCTGCCCTTGTGATATGCCCGTCGAGCCTGAAAGTGAACTGGCAGCGAGAGTTCAAGAAGTTCGGGGGTGTTAGTGCTGTGATACTGGATGACAGCAACCGTCACATGTGGCAGAATCTGCTGACGATGACCACGGCCAACGGCAAGCCTTTATGCCAGGTGATAATCACGAACTACGAGAGCCTGAAAAAGTTCTTTGTCAAGAGGGTAAAGAGCCAGCAGCGATTCACCCTGAAGAGCATAGAGTTCGATGAGCGCATAGAGCTGTTCCGTTCTGTGATAATCGATGAGAGCCACAAATGCAAGAGCAGCCAGACGCAGCAGTCGAAGTTTGTGCAGGGTATAGCCAAGGGCAAGGAGTTCGTGCTGGAGCTGACGGGCACACCCGTAGTGAATAATAACACAGACCTGATTCAGCAGCTCAGTATTATGGGCCGGCTGGAAGACTTCGGGGGATATACGAAGTTCATGGAGCGCTATTGCGCGGGCGATAACAAGTCGAGCCACCTGAAGGAATTGAATTACTACCTGAATAAGTTCTGTTTCTTTAGGCGGCAGAAAAAGGATGTGCTGAAATGGCTACCCGAAAAGACACGTTCGTATCTCGTTACTGATATTGAGAATCGAAAGGAGTATGAGACAGCCGAGCAGGATGTCATAAAATACCTGAAGGATTTCAAGAAGGCAGACGAAGAGAAGATACAGGCCGCGATAAGGGGTGCAATCATGGTGAAGATGGGCATCCTGAAGCAGATCTCAGCGAAGGGGAAGATTAAGAGTGCCATCGACATCATCCATAACACGATAGATGGTGGCGAGAAGCTGATTGTTTTCTGTTTCCTGAAACAGGTCGTTTTCGAGTTGAAACAGGAGTTCCGGGATGCTGTCACGGTGACGGGTGATGATGATGACCACGCCAAGCAGCATGCCGTGGATGCCTTTCAGGGCGACCCGAACTGCAAACTGATTATCCTGAACTACAGGAGCGGTGGCACTGGCCTGACGCTGACAGCCGCCTCGAATGTGTTGTTCATCGAGTTCCCGTGGACATACTCTGATTGTTGCCAGGCTGAGGACCGGGCGCACAGGAACGGCCAGAAGAACGCCGTCACCTGCACCTACTTGCTGGGCAAAGATACGATAGACGAATATATGTACGAGCTTATCCAGACGAAGAAGGACATCGCCAATGGTGTGACTGGCACGATAGACAATGTGGAAGAAAAGAAGGTCAGCACGGCGCAGATGGTGATGAACGCTGCGATGGATATGTTCAAAAACAAAATCTAAATGGAGATAAACGACTATTCGGAATTGATGCTCGTAGAGCAGTGTGTCGATGATTTCCTGACCAGAAACGGAAAGCGCAACACGTTTTGGTATGACGCAGTAAATCTACGGGAGAGAGTGCGCAAGGAATTAAAATCAAAATCGGCTAAAATGGAGAAAGAGAATAAGGGGGCTGTCTATCTTGAAGGGATGGTCGAGAAGTCCGAAGTAACTGGAAAGGGGGCCGATGATGAAGCCACAGACTGAGAGCCAGATACAGAAGGATTGCGTGCGGTGGTTCCGTGAGCGGTATGAGAGCATCGAAAGGATGTTCTTTGCCGTGGGTAACGGCGGCAAGCGCAATGTGTGGACTGCGAAGATTATGAAGGATGAAGGTGTCAGGGCTGGTGTGGCCGACCTCATCCTTCTGATTCCCCAGAGCGGATATGCAGCCCTTGCGATAGAAATGAAAACTCCTGTCGGAAAGCAGAGCGAGGAGCAGAAGCTGTTCGAGAAGGAGTGCAAGAAGTACAAAGTCAAGTATGTAGTGTGCCATTCCCTGGAAGAGTTCCAGAAGGCGGTGCAGGATTATATTGAGTGATGACCTACGAAGACCATATCGAAGAGTTTTGGATGCGTGCTGTGGCTCTTAAACTGGACAGCACACAGATTGCCGTTGGGCTGGCCTTGCTCCATCTTTGGCGCAGGGCTGGTTTCCCGGCCCGCTGTGCGATTCAAAACACGGAGCTGATAAACTTACTACATGTAAGCAAGCCAACGCTGTGTACGGCCCGCAAACGGCTCATCGATAATGGTCTTATATACTTTGAAGAGGGGAACGCTCGGAAACAGCCTGTCTATATGTTCGGCGGTGCTGTTCCAGCGCCTGTTCCTGAAGAGGTGCCATTGCCCTTTGAGCCAGCCGAGCCGATAGAGCCTGTGGGGATGGTGCAGCAGATAGTGGAGCCGCCGCCAGAGGTGCCCAAGCCGAAGAGAAGGCGCAGGGCTGTCGAGCCTGATGGGCAGATGATGATGTTCAGCGAGAGACAGCTGGCACAACCGAAGAGAGGCAAGGCCGAGCCGGAGCCGCCGACACTGGAAATGGTGCAGGCCCTGTTCCGCAGGGAAGGCAGGAGTGATGGCGAGGCGAAGAGATTCTACGACTACTACAACGCCCAGGGGTGGCTGACATCGAGCGGGCAGCGGATCCGTAACCTCGATAGTATGGTCAACCGATGGCTGACAAATGGAAAGGACAAGAATAATGGCACAACAAATAGACAACCTTCTGATGCAGACGAGCGGCGAGCTGCATTTGCTCAGAGCATCCTCGCCCGGCTCGATGCCGACTGTCAGGATGACCAAAGAGGATAAGCTGCGGCTGCTGAATGAATATAACCCAGACAGGCAGCTGGAGTGGTGCGGTAACTCCCAGGGCTGTGTGCTGATGGACTGCCCAACGCTGGCAGTGGTCAGGAGAGACTACAGCGAAGAAACTGCAAAGATGTGGCTGGAGATACAGATAAATGACTTCTCGGAACTGACGAATGTGCAGCGCAAGCTGGATGACAGGCAGCGTGCATTCGTGGCTGGGGTGATAATGAACGAATATTACTGGCTGAAGCTGTCCGAGGTGATGCTGTTCCTATACTGGCTGAAGACTGGCCGATACGGGGAGTGTTACGGATGTGTGGATGCCGTCCGCATATTGAGTGCTTTGCGTACCTTCATCAAGGAGCGCAATAGCATACTGGACTATTACGAGGCGCACAAGGATGACAACAGCCCTGAGAGGCTGGCACGGCTGGAAGCGCTGAAGGCAACCTATAAACGACTGAAGGAAAGGGGACAGAAGGATGGCAAAGTTTAGGGCTGTGGTGGCTTTCAGGTACAAGGATATTCCCACGATAAGGTATATCCAGAAGCGATTCAGGATGCCGTTCAAGTTTACTATTAACTACGAATGCCCTGTTGAGCTTGATGATGACGAAGAGATTGAATTACTGCGTGAGACAGCCAGACGTGGCTATATCGACATACGCAACAAATGGTTTGAATTTCCTAAAACGTAACTAAATACTGAATTATTATGGCAACAAAGACTGACAAGGTGACGAAGTATTTCGTCGAGCGCGTAACTGCGTGGGTAGAGAACGAGAAGCAGGCAGACCCTGAGTTTGCCAAGCTGGTAGAGAGCAAGCCACAGAAGACTATCGAGGGGGCATGCAACTATGTCCTGAGTGTGGCCAAGAGCACAGGGCAGGCCGGATGGGATGATGCCGAGGTGTATGGCATGGTGCGCCATTTCTTCGATGAGGATGACGTGAAAGACCCAGGCAACCAGAATCCCAGCAAGATTGTGGTGAGTGGCCATGTGGACTTGACCGCCGAGGAAAAGGCCGAGGCGATGGAAAAGGCCAAAGAGGAATACAAGGCCGACCTGATAAAGGCTGCCGCCAAGGCCGAGGCTGAGCGTAAGGCGAAGGAGCAGAAGGCCGCAGAAGAGCGGCGCAGAAAGCTCGAAGAGAAGAGAGAGAAGGAACTGGCAATGCAGGGTGATTTATTCGGATTCTGATATGTGTACGAGCTGTTATACTGAGTGCGGCCCCGTCAAGGATGTGCGGCCGCTGAAGGGTAGAACGAAAAGAGAACGGATGTGCCTTGCCATGCGTGAGAAACTGCCAGGCCTCACTGCTGCCCAGCTGAAATGGATTCATGAAAAGGTGTTCGAGAAATATGGCTACTACTGGAAAGAGGGCACAGTGCGCTGTATGTGCTGCGGCCACTATGACCACGTTGCAAAGCCATTACTGGCCATCAGCCTTGATTTGGGTTCACACACCTGCCCGGAGTGTGGCACGAATCTGCAACTCCGCTTTTGGAGAGAGAGCCCGAACAGACGATATGGCGGCTACGAGGATGTGCGCGATGTATCCTTTGTGACCTCGTATAAAGGGCACACGGTGATACGGACATACCAGGTGCATCGATGGAACGCTGAAGGCTCACCGACAAAATATCTTATCAACGAGGTATATCAGAACTGGATAGATGATGACGGGCGCGAGACGATTCTTGCCAAGGGATATACCCGCAGTCCATATCATTTCCGCTGGCATATCGGTGATGATACTTGGGGCGTGAGAAAGCACAACGCCCATTGCTCCGGCTATTACCAGATGGAAGATGTGTTCGATGTGACTGGCAACCTGTTCTATCCTGTGTCGAGGGTGTCACCAATGCTAAAGAGGAACGGCTGGAACAATAGTCTGTTGAAGTGTGCCGGCAGTGTGAATCTCGCCGAGGTGATGAAGAAAATGCTCACAGACCCGATGGCCGAAGAGCTGGTAAAGACCGGGCAGCACAGGATGCTCATTTGGTGGATGAATCAGGGCGGGCCACAGAAGGACAGGACAAGGTGGCTGCACGCCCTGAGAATATGCAACCGCAATGGCTATCGTATAGATGATGCCTCGATGTGGGCTGACTATATCGACCTGCTGGGATATTTCCACAAAGACACGCACAATGCCTTCTATGTGTGCCCGGCTGACCTGAAGGATGCACACGATAAGCTGTTCCACAAGAAAGAGCGGATCGAGAACGCGGAGAAGCTGGCCCGAAGGATTGCCGAGGCTGAGAAGCACGAGGAACAGTACAAGAAGTACCGGGGCATGTTCTTTGGTATCTGTTTCGGGAATGAGAATATCGTCATCACAGTTATTGGAAGCGTGAAGGAAATGGCCGAAGAGGGCACGATGATGCACCACTGCGTATATGCCAATGAATACTATAACCATAAGCGGCATCCCGACAGCCTGATTCTGAGTGCCAAGGATAAGGATGGCAACCGACTGGAAACGATAGAGGTCAATGTAAAGACTTGGAAGATTATCCAGTCGAGGGGGCTGCAAAATCATCCTACGGCCCAACACGGCGAGATTGTGCGCTTGATGGAAGAGAATATGTATCGACTAAAGAAATGCGCTTAACGGCGATTTTCGGACAAAATAACTATACGACTATGGATAGATATTTCATTAGAGAGAGTGCTGCACCCTTCGAAAGAATCCTTCAGGAGCTGGTGCAGAGGGGTGGCAAGCTACTGGAAGTAAGAAACGCCTACCACCCGATAAGTGACAATGAGATATGGCTGGTAAGTGATTCAGACGGATATATCCGGCATTCTTCTGAGTGGGCTGGATTCCTTTACAACCTGTATCATTGCGGTTATATAGAGCTGCGATACAACGCCAGCGATGATTCCTTCTACGAGCATATCCGTGCTGGGGTGTGGATGCGCTACCGTGACAGACTGCCGGAGAAGGGCCGGCCCGTGCTGAGAGCATCGAGAGGGCCGGGATTCAGGAACGGCACAACATACTATGTCGATAGATGGACAGACTGGCACGAGCTGGACCGCCTGCTCGAAATGGAGAGACAGACGGGCAATGAATACTGGTGGCAATATATTGACGAACTAAAAGACGAAGAGCAATGAAAAGAATCTATATCGCTACTCCTGTCAATGCCAGGAGAGAAGAGACTTTCGAGGAAAAGAAGCGCATGGCAGCTTGCCGCGTGGAGTTCCTGAAGATGATTATCAAAGAAGATTTCCCGGACGCTGAGCTGCTGACATCGTTTGATGTGTGCCCGGTCGATGTGAAGGTGAATGAATGTGTGGCAATGGGTAGGTGCATCGCGCACCTGCTCACTGCCGATGCTATCTACCTCGACCACGCATGGCAGAGTTCCAGGGGGTGCAACCTTGAATACCGGGCAGCGAAGATTTACGGGCTGTCTATCCTCGAACACGATAAGCTGTAAGGGTATGGAAAGAGTGATACATGGCACGGTGATGCGGATGGATGTGCATGGCGGTGTGGTGAAGTGCCACGGCACCATCATGAATCTGTACGGCTCCAATATCCAGCTGGAGAATCACGGCACGATAATGAATAACCACGGTACACTGGTTGGTGGTGGTGTGG